ATTTTTACTTGATTACCAATTGAAGGAGAAGAAGGTAAGGTTATTGTTACTGCACCGCCAGATGTATCAACAAAAAGGTTGTCACCATCTGATGCTGTGTAGTTACCAGTTTTAATTACCCAAGCTTCACCTAAACCAGCAAGAGAAAAAATATCATACCAGTTAGTACCGTCAGTAGCTAATAATCTATATTTACCGTTAGTTACAGTAACAGTGTTTCCTGAAGCACCTAATCTTGCAGATATATCTGCGCCACCAGAAATGTTATTGTAGATCCCCATTG